CTAATTTACACCGTATGGGCTACCGGGGGAACAGTGCAAGCTCTAATAACGCGTTGGTTGGGCTGCGATTTGTCAGCGGGTCGTGGAGTCAGCCATACGTTGCGCCGTGGGGTGTCGGAGGCGCCACGTTGCTTCGAGACACTAATAACTCGTACGCCCTCTCTGATCTGATCCTATCCGGGAACAACTCACTCAATCCGAGTACAGTTATAAACAACATCTACGGCTGGCTTGATGGGGTGAAACACTGCACNGGATTCAACCTGACCGTTGAAGCGACTACAACGGTGGANGNGAGGACCTACGTTATATTGCAAGACGTTAATCGAAACGCCATTGATTCGTTCATTGCTTTGGATATCACACCATGATTTTTATCTCAGGAACGGCGAGCAGCTTGTCTGATTTGCGTCAGGACATCGTTGACGCGTGCACCAGTAACGGTTGGGCGTGGAACGCGTCAAAGGAGGTAATCTCGAAAGGCAACCTATCAGCCACGCTGACCTTGATTACCCCTGGCACGTCACAAAGTCGGTTGCAATTGAATCCGGGAACCGGAATAGACGGCGCGGGGGATATCCTCAACAGGGTTGATGGAGTGGCGTGTAGCGTGCGGGATTTGGGTGACGTACCAGTTACCTGGCCAGTGAGCTATAGGATTTTTCTTTATGATAATCCCGATCTTTTCGTCCTTACCTTTAACCATGATGGGGCTTATCACCAATGGATGGCGCTAGGGCAGGGGATTAACCTAGGGTGCACTGGGGACTCTGGCCGTGTACCCCTATTTTGGGGTACATATACGCCGTCAACAGTTTACTTCGGGTTGGGCTACAGNGGAGCTACCTCTATAGCAAACCAGAGCNCCGCTCCGGTTGGTGCAGTTGTACCTTTTTTCAACGGGGGTAACTACTCAGGACGCGTCGACTACTGCAACGCTGGTGCTTTTACCAACGAGCCCGCTGCTTTCAATCTGAACAATGATGCGGCTAACATCCCNTGGGGCCTTCTCAATCAGCATGGGACGGCAGGTGGACCCCCGCAGGGAACAGTTTTCGACTGCCTTAATGCTAGGTGTTCTTCATACCAAGCACTACTTCAGCAACCAAATGCTTGGAATGGAGATAGCGCGCTTGTTCCTATCCGCCCCCTGGCGTACCGTCCTTCAGGATTTTTCAGCTATGTTTTTGAGGTTCCACACGTACGTTTGATTCGCAATGACTATATTGACGATTTCTCTATAATTACGCAGGGGGCGCAGCAGTGGATGGTTATACCTTGTCGGCGGAAGAATGTGGTGACCCGACAGATGGGGCCGGGCAGTCCCGGTNCGNNGTGGGCTGANCACTCGGGCACCTTTGCTCTTGCTTTGCCCTATGAGGGGCCGTAAGCATGGCCGTATTCAATAGCCAGGTATTGGGCCCGCTTGTAGTACCGGACCACAATCATCCGGCCATCACAGAGCAACTCGCCGCGACGGGCCGCCCGCTGTGGCAGCAGCCTCCGCCAATCCGCTCGACGGATACGATTTCGACTGTGGCTGCCTTTGCCTCTGTTCCTGTCCAAGTCGCCGCAAGAGCCTTCAGCAGTGTCGAAATTCCGGGGTACTTCCGCGATTTCTACCTGCGCTTGAGGTTAACCCCCTCGCTGTTGGACCTGGGCAACGTCGCCAGCGCACAGTCGCGCACAGTGCACTTGTGGAACGCAAACCTGGTGCCGATCACGATTACGTCGTTGGAGGTTCTGGACGGGAGTGGGCTGGCTATCACTGCGCCTGCCGGGATGGAAATTTTGCCGTTCGTCCTGCAACCATTGCAGCAGGTGGACTATGGTCTTTTTGTTTCGCTTAGCGGTCAGCCGAATTTCGACGCGCGGTTGGAGTGGATTACGGCGAGTGGGGTAGCCGCGATGTTGAGGGTTCTCGGCTCGCGTGTTGTGCCTTTCCCCTTCGAGCCAGACTGGGCAGCGGGAATTGATGAAACTCTTTCTGCGCGATCCTCAGTGCTGCGCTCGCCGAACGGGGACGAGCAGTCTATTTCGCTTTGGCAGAAATTACGCCGGTCCTACAGCGTGCCTTATACCCTGAAAGACGACGACGCTCGTCTAGCTAACAATTTAATGTTCGGATGGCAAAGCCGGCTTTTTGCCGTACCTGCTTGGCCAGAAATGACCTACCTGACGGCGCCTGCGGCCGCTGGGGCAGACACGCTGTTCTTCAGCACGGTAGGCCGCTCATTAGTGCCGGGAGGCTTGGTGGCGGTCTTCTTGCGCAAACAGGCACGCAATGCCGAGATGCGGCAAATCCTATCGGTTACATCATCGAGCGTGAGGGTGACAACGCCTTTCGCGAATGCCTGGCCAGCAGGCGCACGGGTGGCGCCTGTACTGCTGGGGGCGATGACGGCCCAAGTGCAGGGGTCACAACACCTACCGACGGTTGCCTCTTTTACCCTGGACTTCGCGATGGACCCCGCGACAACAACGGACAACGCAATCGCTGGAACCCCCGCTATTTTGTATCGCGGCTACGAGGTCTATCTCGACCGCACCAACTGGCGCGATGGTCTGACGGTGAATTCGCAGTCAGACGTGCAGGTGGTGGACTTTCATACTGGCGTTGTGCGTCTGCGCCCTGTAGCGGATTACGCAGCGATGGGCCGCAGCCATGATTGGTATCTGAAGTCATTGGAGAAAGTCACAGCTTTTCGGTCTTGGCTCAAGCGCCGTCTCGGAAAGACGGTGGGCGTGTGGATGACCAGTGCCAGACAAGATTTCAGGGTGATAGCAGATGTAGAAGTCAACGCGCCTTCAATCCGCGTGCGGGCGTCTGGGTATTCCGCGATGGTTGACCAGAACGCGTCTCGACAGGATATCTATATTCGATTGACTGATGGAACCTATTATTTCCGGCGGATTATTGGCTCGACGGATAACGGGGATGACACCGAAACCCTGTCGCTGGACACCGTTATTCCCGCCCGATTCGCTCCTGCTGATGTTCGTCAATTTAGCTTCCTGACGTTCTACCGAATGGCGGGCGACGATGCAACGATCCATTGGCTCGCTCCGGGCGTGGCTGAAGCAACGACGGGCCTCACTTCAACAAAGGCACTACAATGAGCGTCGAAGACATTCTCACTGCTCCTGATAAGCGGGCGCCTGTTTACCTGGTGGAATTCCAGCAGGGGCCAAACTTCTATCGGTATACGACGGCCACCAATGATGGGACGGACGTCGTTGTGCTCAATCAGGTCTATACCCACGCGGCTGTTTCCATTGATCGCATCTCTGCGTCAGTCAGCGAGGGCCCGGGGGGAGAGGGCACAATTATTCTCGCGTCTGATGATCCAGTTGTGCAGATATTCGACGCCTTTCTCCCTGTCGAGCCGCTGACGTGCCTTGTTCAGTATTACGAAACAAATGATCCAGACCAGCAATTGCGATCCATTCTCTCCGGGGAGGTTACGGCCATCGTGGACGGCGCGGATGGGACGTCAAAGGTCACGGTAAAGCCGCTGTACCAGTCGTTCAACCGTAGCGTCCCTTGGCAAGTCCAACAAGAAACGTGTGTGCTGGTGACGTACGGCCTGCAGTGCGGGGTAAATCCAGAAGAGTTCAAACTGACAGCTATCGGCGTGTCCGCCCTTACTAATGAGTACATTGAATCAACGGCATGGGCAACGTCCGACCCCACGTATTTCAAGGCAGGGTTTGTCCGCAACCGGCGCACACGCGAAACCCGATTTATTCTTGACCAGCAGGCCAATGGCCGGCTCATGATTTCCTATCCGTTCGATCACGCGACAGGAACGGACACGTATGATGCCTACGCAGGGGACCAGCGTACGGGAACAGTGTGCCAGAACAAGTTTCATAACAAGATTAACTTCATGGGTTTCGAGAAAATCCCGACTAAAAACCTATTCAAGACAGGGATCAAATAATCATGTGCTGGGTCCAACTTATTATCGCTATTGTTATCGCCATTATCGGCGAGGCAATCCGGCCGAAAGCCAAGTCCAATACTGGGCGTCCCGCTGGGCTTGGGGACTTCCAGTTTCCTACCGCGGAAGCGGGCCGCGTAATCCCGTGGCTGGCGGGTACGGTGAAAGTCCTTGGCCCCAACACCACGGCCAGTGGCCTGTTCCGCAGCGAGGAGTCCTACAAGTACGTGAAGACCGGCTGGTGGTCCTCAGCCAAGCAGTCGTACGGCTTCCGCTACTACCTGTCCATTCAACTGGTGATCTGCGGCGGGCCAATTGATGACGTGGTTGGTTTTCAAGTCAACGACAAGATGCTCAATGTTGGCCTCAAGTCAGTAACGACCGACTATATTGATATGGTCATTGACGACAAGGGGTTTAATGGGGATGTAAAGAAGGACGGTGGGTACGCTGGCATAATTCGCGTGTGGCGTGGAACGGCAACGCAGCCTATCGACCTTGTGCTTAAAGAGGTACTTGGGCAGGACGAAATTTCGGCCTATCGGTATGTCTGCTATGCGATGTTCCACGACTTCTACTTCGGCATGTCGAACAACCCGCCGCCGATCATTCCGATTGTCAGTCGCTTTCCTAATACGCTGGGCATCGCGGGAGGAAAGCACATCGTCAACACCACGGGTTCGAACATTATCTGCGCCGTGTACGATCTTATATCCGATCCTATCCGGGGCATGAACGTACCCACAGCGAAGATTGATCGCGCCGCGTTCTTGGCCGCAGCCGAAACTTGTTTCATCGAGAAGATCGGGTACTGTGGTTTGCTCGATGGCTCGCAAAGCGGGAAAGACGCCGTCGATAGCTTGATGACCTACGCGGACGGTCAAGTGTTTGAGGACCATTTCACCGGGCTGTGGACGGTCAAGCTGGCTCGCGCGGATTACGACGTGGCCACCTTGCTGGTGCTCGATGAATCGAACTCCACCGTGGTAGGTAAGACAAAGACAAGTTGGGCTGATACCAAGAACGTAGTCACAGTCGCTTTCGTGGACAAGGCCAAAAACTGGACCAATCAATCCGTGCAAGCACGTGATACCGCGAATCTGTCTGTACTGGGCCAAACCATTAATGCCTATACCCAGGACATGAACGGCATCGACAACGTAGACCAAGCGAACTACACAGCAGAACGGGTGCGTGCTTCACTGTCCACGCCTTTTGTTGGCTTGGAGATAGAAGCGCAGGGCATTGGCGCCAACCTGCAGATCAACGGAGTGTTTCTGGCGAAGTATCCAAAGACCAAGCGTATCAGCCAGATGGTCATGCGGGTAACTGATATTTCATACCCGAGTGACAGCGAGACAACCTGCAACATCAAAGCGACTGAGGATAAATTCGGAGTGCGGTTTGTCGCTTTCACCGAGGCCAACGACAACACGTGGACTGCGCCGGATTTAACCCCACACCCGCCACTTGCGCAGCGCTTGGACGAGATTCCCTGGGCGATGACCCCCAACCTGGACGGCCGGAGATACGCGATGGTCCTGGCGGCGCGCGCTGATGGCGTGACGACCGGGTTCGAGGTATGGCAGTCCGCCCCCTCCAACACTGCACTGGCTAAATCCTCTGACACGGGCGACCTCACGGCCGTGGGCAGCCTGGC